TTATTCCGGTAGCTCGTCGAGTTTCACTTCGAGCTGGAGGCTGTTGGTGTAGCCCTGGTTGGTGAGGTCGTGCACCACCTGGGTTAGCAGCCAGTCGGCCTCGTCTATCTGGGGCTTGAACCCCCTGACGGTGGTGGGTTGTTCCGGGTAGAGCTCTGGCCGGCCCCTGGCCAGAGTGATGTCGAACTCGGCCACCCCGCGCTGCAGCTTTTCCCATTCAGCTCTGGCCGCCCGCATGGCGTTGGTCTGGTTGGCGTAGACGTGGCGCAGCTCCTTGACGTTCTCGCTGCTGCCGACCAGCAACTCGTTCTCTTTCTTGTTGACCACGACGCCCGGCGGCAATGGCCGCTCCGGTTTCGGTTTGGTCTTTCTCTTGCGCTTCACCTCGACTTTCTTTTTCTCTGCGGCCTTGTTGTCTTGCCAGTAGGCCGTCACGCCAGTGTAGGCGTCGCGGTCTGCCACTGAGAAGCGGTGCTGATCGCCATCTTGGCGGGTGATGGTGATGGCTGGCAGCGGCTGGCCCTTTGCGGTGGTGCCCTGGCCTGCCTTGATGAACATCAGGCGGCCAGATTTGACGGTGGTGATGGCATCGCACTGGCCAGCCAGACGGGTGAGGAAGGCCAGATCGCTTTCGTTGGCTTGGTCGATGTGGTCGACCAGTTGGCCTTTGAGCGAGTCACCCACGCAGGGGGTGAGCTGGTAGGTGGCTGCCACCTGCTCAACAATGCTGTCGACGGTGGATTGGTGCCAGCTGCGCTCGCGCAGCTTGTTCATGCCGCCGCGCAAGTCAGCCGATTTGCCCCGGATGGTGAGCACATCTGGGGCGCCGGCGTGCTCCACTTCGTCAATCTTGTAGGTGCCCTTGTCGACCAGGGCGCTGCCTTGCCAGCCGATGAGGCAGCGCAGGGTCGCCCCCCGGCGCGGCATGTCGAGCTGGCCGTCGCTGTCATCGAGGGTGATCTCGATGGTGTCGGCGGTGAAACCCCGGTTGTCGGTGATGGTCATCGACATCAGGCGCGGGCGGATGGCGGCCGAAATGTCTTTGCCATCGACCAGCACCTGGTAGGCCGGCACTGGATGCCCTTGGCGCAGGGTATCGAGCGAGTTGGTGATGCCGAGATTCTCGGCCAGGCGGCTGCCAAACTGGTCAAGCGCCCCCATCAGAGGATCCCCCCCAGCTTGCCGCCGATGCTACCCATGAGTTTGCCCACCCCCAAGCGGCCGAGCAGGTTGCCCGCGGTGCGGCCCAGCAGGGTGTTGCCGAGGGAGCTGTCGTTGCTATCGACCCGCTTGAGCTTGATGGTGAATTCAATTTTGCGGGCTGCGCCATCGTCGAAAAACTCGCTGCGGGTGGTGCTGATGCCCTCTATCACGAAGGATCCTCGCATCACGCCATCGCCTTGGATCAGAGGGAAGGCTTCGCCGCTGTCGCCCATCTGGCGCAGCATGTCGAGGGAGACGGGGCCGCCGGTCACCTCGGGCAGCAGCACCCCGCTCAGGGTGCTGATTTCATCATCGGGGCCGAGGAACTGATAAGCCGGGCGAGCGCCGACCCGGTTATTGCCCGGGTGGCGCCATGCCCATTCATCTTGCTGGGATTGGGGGGCGACGGTCGAGCGCATAAACACAAACCAGCCCAGGGTCATCATCATGGTGTCAGCTCCTTCTTGGTAGCGCGAAGCGGGCGGTGATGCCGATGTGGTCAGCCAGATCGCGGGCGATGGTGTGGTTACGGTGGATGGTGCGCATGTCGTCGCGCAGGCGGTTCATCTCTTCCATCAGCAGGAAGAGGCGATCTTCGAGCTGGCGTTCGAGCAGCACGTTGTCACGGTCTGCCTTGCGCAACATGCTGGTGTAGTTGTCGATGGTGGCGAGGGGGCTGGCGTAGTCTGGGCTGGTGCGGGCGGCGAGCTGGGCGGCCATCCAGTTGAAGGCGCTGATGTACGCCTCTTTGATGGCGGCGGCCTGTTTGCCGGTGAAGCCCATGACCAGAAAGATAAAGCCGTCTTTGGTCATGTTCCACATGCTCAATTTGCGTCCAGTCGCATCGGTGTATTCACTGCGCTCAAAATTGAGCGCAGTGAATTCCGACGAGCACTCCAGCGCTTCCAGCTTGCGCAGAACATTACGATGGAGCTTGCCAAAGACTTCGGCCACCTTGAGGGAGGTGGTCATGGGCTGGCCGTGGTGCAGGCTGATGATATCGGATGGGGTAAAAGTAGTGATGGTGTTCATGGCGTGATCCTCTGGTTCAAAGGTATCGCCACTTGAAAGGCTAATTTCATTGGTGGCGAACTGAACGGGATTAGCCTTACCGGGAACCAAAGAAACCGGCGCGCCGAAGCGCTCCCGCCCAGCCCGCCATAACAGAAATTGCGGGTACAACTGGGCCGCACAAAAAAACACGCAGGGCGCGTGTTGTGCGCTTTAGTTCGATAGGAGGCTAATCCCAGCAACGGATTTTGCCGTTGCTTGCGCAGTATCGCGCAACCTTGCGCGATGAGCAACAGCCAAACCCAGCTAACCCCAGCCGATCCCAAGCAGCCCGCCCCGATAACAGTGGGTTCCCCCGCACGAGCGACACAACACGGCTGGCAGGATAGGGCCCGCCATGACAGCGGGCTACGTTTGTTTTGGGTGAAACTTAACACTTGCATATCAGCTCCCATCGCTGAATCTGGCACGGCCCAGCGTCTTGTTGGCGCGTTCCTGCTCTCTGATTTTATCCAGCGCAATGGATGCGACCCGCGACTCATCCATGCCCGGCGCTGCGTTGATGGTGAGCTGGTAGAACGGCTGACTGTTGACTGTGGTGGTACTGGCCTTGGGCTTGAGCTTCGGTGTGTCGACGATGCGGGGGGCGGTGCCATAGCGGTAACCGCCAGCCGTCGCGGGTTGGTCGTAGTTACCTGTGCGATAACTCGGGCCTTGGCTTGTGTCTTTGCCTATGGTGACATCGCCGCCGGTGAACCAGTCAGGCAGGTACTGGGTAAGGTTCTTGATCTTCTCCATCAGGGTCTTCCACTTGGCGGTGATGCCGTCGATCAGCCCCTGCACGATGGCTTTGCCCTTATTGGCCGCACCATCTGGCAAGGTGTTGAAGAAGACCCATACCTTGTCCCATGAGGTCATGAAGAGGCCAAGGGGAGTCCAGCTGGCCAGCTCTTTGACCAGTTCCCACCATGCCAGCACCGGGGCTTTGCATTTATCCCAAAGCTCAGTGAACCACTTGGATATGCCGTCCCAGTTTTTGTAGATGAGGTAGGCACCCCCGGCGATAGCTGCGATACCCATGATGAACCAGCCGACCGGGGTGGTGAGCATTGCCACCCCGAGCCGGAATATACCGATGGTGAGCCACTTGAGCGGGGCCAGCAGCAGGGTGATTACTTTGCCAAGGAAAGTGCCTTTGATGCCCAAGATCCCGAACGTCAGCTTCATGATGGCCATGGGGCCCAAAACGGCGGCCACGGCCAGCGACAGCGCCCCAAAGGTGACGGTGATGACTGACACGATGGCGCCAATCTTCATCAGGGTGTTGGATAGTTCAGGGTTTTTCTTCGCCCAGTTGCCGAGGCGCTCGGACAGTTCGGCGATCCATTCAGTGATGGCCTTGATTTCAGGGGCGATGGCTTCACCAAAGTTGACCATGGCGTTGGTGAAGGTACCTGTGGCGGCATCCCACAAGCTGCCCAGGGTTCCGAGCTGTGCATTGACCCGCTCTTGCAGGGCGGCTTGGTCTGCCATTTTCTTCTGGGTGGCTCGGTAACCGTCCATGCCCTTTGTGATCATGATGTCGAGGGCTTGTAGCGTCTCTTTATCATCACCATAGATACCCTTGAGCACACGCAGGCGGGCTACGGTGTTGAGATTTTTGAGCTTGGCAAGCTGGGTATACATTTTCTCAATCCCGCCAAATTCCCCCTTGCCATTGGTGAAATCCAACTTGAGCCCGGTGCCTTTTGTGGCCTTGGCAATCTTGTCGGGGTTCATGCTCATCTGAAAGATTTTACGATAGGCGTTACCCGCCGACTCCCCGCTCAAGGCAGCCTGATCGGCCATGACAATCAACGGTGCAAGGGTATTAGCCGCATCCAGCCCCGTTTTTCGCAGGACACTGAGTGCTGGTGTCAGGGCGCTGAAAGCCCCCAGCATGTTGTTGCTGTCGACGCCCAGGTAGAACGAGCGTTGGATTGTATCCATCAGCCCCATCATGTCGTTCTCGGCGGTGCCGGTGGCGTCTTGCAGCTTGGCCGCAAACAGCGCCGCTTGGTCGAACGGCATTTTCAACTGCACGCCGAGATAGGCGGTCGCTTCGCCCAGACCTCCCAAGATGGATTTGGCGCTCATACCCTGCTGGATCAGCGTGCTCATCATGTTCTGGAAGTCGGCTGTGGTGCCCGGCAGTTTGTTGCCGAGCTTAGTGGCCAGATCGCTGATGGCTTGGAACTCCTGCCGCACTTGGCCGCCCTTACCCATCATGGACACCTTTAGGTCAACGACTGATGTTTCGGCTCTGGCGAATTCGATGACAGGTTTCAACGTTGTCATGCCTACGGCGGTACCCGTGGCAAGAGCGGTCGCACCGTGGCCCGCGATCTGGCCGCGCAGCTCTTGGGTTTGACGGTAGTTGGCTTTGACCTGGTTGAGGCGCTTTTGCTGGTCTGCCAGTTTGCTCAGTTTGGTGCGCTGAGAGTCGAGCACGGTGTTGGCTGCGGCCAAGTCTGTTTTAAGGCGGCGCTGGCTTTCACTGAGGTTACCGGTGTTGATGCCGGTCTTGCGCATTGCCTCCCCCATCTGAGCGTGACGGGTGATCATCTCCCCCTGTTTGGTCTTGAGCTGGTTGAGGGCTTTTTCGGCCTTGTTGAACTCGTTGATCATCAGCCGGGTTGGCTTAGGGGTATCGGCAATTTTGCGTTGCAGTTCGCTGAACGAACCCTCGGCCTGCTTTAGTTGCGCTTTGGTTGCGCCAATCTGGGCTCCCAGGGTTTTGTAACCTTCGATTTGACCGGCTTGGGTTTCGAGGTCACGGATTTTTTTCTTGGTGTCGACCAAGTCTTTGGCGGTGAGGCGGCTCTGGCCGCTGACTGCTTTGAGGGGGGCGGTGAGCTTGTCGACCGCCCCGAGCAGGATTTGAAGTTTGAGAGGGTTCATTGTTCTTCGGCCCCGTTGATGCGGTTGTGAGTCTCAACGAGGCGTTGGTGCCAGCCCATCAGCTCGCTGATTTCCATGGCCGCCATCTCGGACGGCGGCCAGTGAGCGATGATGGCAATCTCGGCCATCAGGTCATCTATGCAGTGAGGTAAGCCTCCTGCTGCGAGCCCATCAAAAAACCGACCACCACTACCCCGGCCTTGAGTAGGTCAGCTGGGTCCATATCTGCAACTTCGAGCTCGCTCAGGTCTGTGATGCGGGGCAGCAGTTTGATGAGGGTGTCGACGTTCATCTGCACGATGTCCATGGTGTTGAGCCCGCGCAGGTGGCCCGCTTTCTTCGGAGGTCGGATGACCAACTCGGTGAGGGAGGTGTTACCGCGTGGGATGGGGCTGTCGAGGTGGATGACGCGCTGGATGGGGGTGTCGAGTTGGGTGACTTTGTTTTCCATGGTGCTTGTTCCTGATGTTGATGTGGTGAGGGCGGCTGTTGGCCGCCCGTTGGGTTGTTGGGTGGATTAGAGGCCGATGGCTTTGCGGTGCTCGGCCATGCGGTCGACGCCATCGGGGCCGATCTCGACCATGTTGATCAGGTCAATCTCATGCATCACCTGGCCGTTGACGGTCTCTTTGTAGTAGGTGTTGACCATGCTGACCTTGGCCTGGGTGTTGTCACCTGCCTTGAGGGTGCCCCGGTCGAGCTCTTTGAAGCGGCCACGACAGACGATCTCGACGGCGACAATTTCACCGGTGTCATCGCGCTGGACGGAACCGGCAAAGCGCAGGCTGGTGCCGTCGGCCTTGGGTTCACCCATGCAGCGCAGGAGCTGGTCGCCGTAGCCGCCGAAGGTGAAGGAGACATCAAGGGCGCTGTCATCCATCCCCATGTCGATGTTGACGGCACCGCCCATGCCGCCGCCGCGATAGGCCTCGAATTTGCGTGAGAGCTTGGCCGGGGTGAAGTCTTCCGCTTCACCGACCCAGTTATCGCCGTTGAGGAAGACGTTCAGTCGTTTGATTTTGCGTGGCAGTGCCATGGTGGCTCCTTATGCTGCAGCCGCGACGCGGGCGCTGAAGTCGATGAGGTAGGAATCGGTGATGCGCTGCTGGAAGCCGAGGTCTTCAAGCGGCGGTACCGGTGTGTAGTTGTAATCGATGCGCAGCTTGCCAGCCTTGAGGGTGTCTTTGTCGTTGAGCTCCTCGTTGTACCAGCAGTCAAAACCGAGCAGGTACCCGCCGGTTACCAGTTCGCGGCCCTTGGCCTTGATGCCCTCGATGATGTCTTTCACCAGGGTCGGGGTCATGGGCTTGTCGACGGCCCACATGTGTGCGTCGGCGATGGTGTCGGCCAGCACCTGGGCGGTGCGGGTGTAGTTTTCGAACTGGAACAGAGGATCGTCGGCGCAGGTACGGTTGCCCCAGTAGCGGAAGCCATCCGCGCGGATCAGGGCGGTGATCTCGTTGGCGTTGAGCAGGCCGACTTCGGTGTCGGGGTCTTGCAGATCCCAGAACAGGGACTTGGTCATGCCATCGACCCCGGTCACACCGACGTTCGACAGGGTCTTGTGCCAGCCGATCTCTTTGTCGATAAGGGCCCGCATGGCGGCGGCCTTGAGGCAGGCATCGAGCTTGACGCTGGCATTCGCTGCAACGTCCCATGCCGTCCAGTCGGCATGCACCAGCATCAGTTCGCGGCTGGCAAAGTTTTCACGATAGGCCAGCGCAGCCTCGACGGTTTCGGCGATGGTCGGTACGTAGGCAAAGGCGCGCAGTTTCTTGGCCATGCCAGCAAGGGCGGTGGACACCGGCAGGGTGCAGTTGTCCGGCACGCAGAGGATGCGCGGCTTGACGGTGGTGACCGGGGCGGCCCGTTCCAGTGCCTTGAGGCCGGTGTAGCTGCCATCGGGCTTGATGGTGCCGATGATGTTGCTGGTCAGTTCGGCTGCGTCGGCGCCATCGGCCACGCGCACGGCGATGACGATGGTGTTGACGGTGTCATAAATGGTTTGCAGCGACTTCTTGAGGTTACCGTTGCTGCCTGCTTTGGCGATGGCTGCCGGCAGGTTGGCAATCAGCACGGGTTTGTCGAGCGGGAAGTAGGCAGCATCAGCATCGGCGCTGGTGCAGACCATGCCGATCACCGCCGTGGCGACGGTGCGGATGGTGCGGGTGCCCTCGTTGATTTCCACGACGCGCACGCCGTGGTGAAATTGGTCCAGTGCCATAGGTTCTCCTGTTGTCCGGACGGAGCATTCTTTGCGTAGGTAATGCATGTGATGCGAGCAGGGTCAGGATGCAGGGGCAGGGGATGACAGGCGAGCGGCTGCCATTGTGTAAAGCCGTTACACAATGGCGAAGCGGTGACAAGGGGGCGGGGGCGGGCAGTAACGAAGCACCCCGCACTGGGCGGGGTGTTGTCTGGCTCATCTGGTTATACGGTAGAGGGATCACCCGGGCGCGGCGGCCACGCGGGGTGCTCAGGCCATCCAGGCTGGCTGCGAACATCCGGCAGCTCGTAGCGATAGCGCTGCCACTGTGCCAATAGTTCGACATCCACGGCCTTGGCATAGCCGCCATCCACGGCAGGGCGGAGGCGTTCAATCTCGTCTGCGGCGACGGCGGTGAGCTGGGCCAGCATCAGCTCTGCCGTCTGCAGTGCTGGCGGGGCAGGGCGTTTTTGCAGAACAGGGTAGCCTTCGAACATGGCGATCTCTTGTTGGTCATTCTGGCCGTTGACCAGCCGCTCATAGTCCCCCGGCCTGAGATCGACCGCAGTGTGAGGAATGCTGTCGCCATTAATCGCCGGCAGGTAGAACCCTTTGGATTCGGGATCGTATTTGTACATGAAGCCTCCTAGTAACCAATAACCAGCCAACGAAGGCCAAAATTGCTGCCAGCCGTCGCCTTGCCACCCAACTGAATTTGGGAGCTGGAGGAGATCCGGATTGCCAGCGTTGGGTAAGTCGAGCTGTCGGGGTAGTCATAGGTAGACCACGCTTGCAGGCCCGCATTGGGGAAGGTGATCGGCAAGGTGACATTGAGCGTGCCGTTGAGAGGAACCGTGCTGCTACCCCATTGCACTATCAGCCCCCCCAGCCAACTCGGAAATTTGATATACCCGATGCCGCTCAACTGCGCGACAAAGCCAAAGCGCAGTTTTTTCGGTGTTACAGCCACATCATCTGCTGTTCCTGCGTCGGTTTGCGCCTGTGTCGCCACCTTCATCATGCCGAGCACGGTTTCACTGGCTTGTTTGACCCATCCCCACAGCTTTTTGACTGTCACCACCACATCGTCTTTCTGATTGGCCGGGATGGTTTCATTGACTTGTGCCTGGGTGGCCAAGCGGGTAAAGCCCTTGTCCGTTTCGCTGGCATCCGGGTGATCGCGGCTTAGCTTGTGGGCGACCATCACATCATCGACATATTTACGGGTGGCCAGCACCACTGAGGGGTCAATCTTGAGCTCGACCGCACTGGTGTCGCTGACAATCAGCACCAGGCGGATGACCTGGGTGCGGCCTGCGCCACTGCTGAGCAGCGGCTTGTAGGTATCCGGGCTGTTGGCGATGGCGATCATGGTGCCCGTGTCGTCATAGAGGCCGACGCAGCGGATCCACCACCCGCCAACATCCTCTGGGATAATCTGCTCGGCGACCAGCTGGGCGGCGTTGAGCGGGTCTTGAAACAGGGTGTTGAGGGGGGCACGCCGCTTCTCGCCTGGCAGGGTAGTCATGGCAGGATCTGGCGTCACAGCCTGGCCGCCGCCATCACCCACCGCCATGGCGGCAATTTTCAGCGGTATGCCTAGTGCTATGGCATTAGCGATTTTGGCCAGTCCCGCATTGGTGGGGATGGCGAAATAGATGGCGCTCATTAATTGGCACCTCCTGTCTGTTGCGGTTGAATGGTCATGGTGTCGAGGGTGTGAGTGATGCCGCCGTGCCATTGCTGGCCACTGATCTCGATGGCTTCCGGGGTGTAGGGGTAGACGGTCAACTCGTCACCCAGGTAGCAGGCCGCCCCCAGATAGAGCGGGCCGCGGGTTTCCATGCTGATGGCTAGGCCGGTCAGGTGGCGGGTCATGGGTTTGGCATCGGCGATCAGCCGTTCCAGCTCTTGGTACATTGCCTCGGTGATACCGGTATCGAGCACCCCGATGTCGAGCTTGAAGGTGCCCGGGGTGGCGTTCGGGGTTTCTTGCCACCATTCGAGCACCCGGATCAGAAAGCCGAGGGGTTCGACCACCCGGCGAATGGCGCCGATGGTGCCCTTGCGGCTGTGAACGAAGTAGCTGTTGGCGATCACCTGGCGCTTGGTGGCCTCTGGCCATTTGTCATCCCAGCGGTCGACGCTCCAGCTGGCGGCCAGATAGGCCAGCAGGTGGGCGGGACAGGTCCAGGGTGACCAGAGGGTGCGCAACGGGATCGGCAGCTGTTGGGCCTGCGCCCCCGTGGTGGCCAGATGGCGCTCGGCACGGCTGGTGCTGGGCGGTAGCAGGGTACTCATGGTGCCCGCTCCACGGTGAAGCCGGTGCAGTAGGCGGCTTGGGTGGCGCTGGGGGTGATGTCTGCCCAGCCGATCAGGTCGACCTTGCGCACCCCCTGCACATGAAGGGCGGCATCAATGGCAGAGCGGGGCACTTCGACCCCGATGCGGCTGCGGGGATTGATGAAAGCGGCCAGACTGTCGCTGGCCGCTTGCAGGATCACGTCGACCTCTGCGCCCTGGCTGTCGATGTGCAGTTGGGCGGTGATGGTGTAGTTGATGATGCCGGCACTTTGCACGGTGAGCCGGTCGGCCACCGGTCTGACGTTTTCGCCGTTCAGGGCTGCGGTGACTTTGGCGATCAGGGTGGCATCGGCGGTACCGTTGCCCTCGGTGCTGAGGATAGTGACCAGCGCCTGGGCAGGGGCGGGGCTTGAGCCTTTGGCGTCGGCCACCTTGCCATCTGCCGAGAGGGCGAAATATTCATAGGCGCCCGTCGGGCCTGCCACGCTGAGGCCATCCCACGCCATCAGGGCGCGCAGGCTGAGAGCGGCGTCATCTTCCTTGATTTCTGGCACTGGCGGGGTGGCGGTCGGGTCACCTGGCTGAATGGTGAGGCGCTGCACATTCCAGTTGGCGGCCAGATTGTCGAGGTCGGCCCCTTTTGCCCAGGCCAGCATGTTGGCCACGGCGGCTTCGTTGATGCGCTGGCGCAGGATCAGCTCTCGATAGGCATTTTCTTGCAGCAGCTTGGTGATGGGCTCGGATTCGAGTTCGAGCGTGGCAGCGATGGCGGCTTGCTGATCTGCGGGATAGAGGCTGACGCAATAGGCTTTGCGCTCGGCGAGGATGGTCTCGAAATCGAGGGCTTCGATTACGTCTGGCTGGGGCAGTTGGGAGAGGGTGATGGTACTCACTGGGCGACTCCTGTGGGGATGGTGATGCTGGCAGATTCAGGAGCGCCGCCATCTTTGCGCTGCCAAGTCAGTTCAATGGTCAGTGAGCCATCCATGCCGCCGCTCTGCACATCGACTTTGGTGATGGTGATGCGGGGCTCCCAGTTGATGAGGGCCTGCACGGTGGCGGCCATCAGGCGCAGGCGGGTGGCCTGATGTTGGGGCTGGTCGATGAGGTAAAACAGCTCGCTGCCGTAGTCGCGGCGCATGACGCGCGAGCCCACCGGGGTGATGAGGATGTCGCGCACCGACTGGATGATGTGGTTGGTCGCGCTGATGGCGCGACCGGTTGCAGCGTTCATGCCGAGCCAGTTCATACAGGGTCCCCTGATTGGCCACTGCCTGGTTGCACGTTTTTATGGCCGTGGGTGGTGACCTCGATGCCGCCGATGTTGGCGGTTTCGCTCACTACGCGCCTGGCCTTGAGCAGGTCTGAGCACTCAACGAGTGGGGTATTTGCTTTGACAGCGACGCTGGCGGTGATGGTGGCGGTCTTGATGCCGGTGGCGTTGAGCGCGCCGGTTGCCGGGTTGTATTCGATGATGGCGCCGTCACTGTATTCGGTGCGGTCGAGATCGGGATTGTCATCGTCAGCCAGTGGCTCGTCTGCGGCGGTGGCGTTGAGTGAGCCGAGGATGTACGCATTGCGCAGATCGCCACTGACTGACAACAAGATGACCTGTTCGCCGACACTCAGGCGGTGACGGGTACGGTTAGCCCCGGCCCTTTCTGTGGTGTAGGGCCGCCAGTTGGTGATGAGGTCGCCGGTTTTGACACGACATTCCTTGGATCGCACGGCGGTCACTGTGCCGATGCGGATCAGGTTGTCGAGCTGGCGTTGGAGTTCGGTCAGGGTCGGTTGCATGGGGCCATTGTTTTGGGCAATGGCGGGTAAGGCGAGGGGGAGCCATTGTGTAACGGCTTTACACAATGGCGGGGAGGGTTATAGCCTTTTGGTGAGGTGGGTGAGCAGCAGGTCTTCGACCTACCAGCGAGGGCTGGCAGAGTCGCGCAGGTGGGGGATGATGCGATGCCAGTCCCGGTTGCCATGGGTGACCAGCTGCACATGACTGGTTTTGGCGGCCAGGATGCGCTGTGCGCGCTGCAAGGTTATTGGGTATTCGTGAATGATGGAGTAGTAACGACCCGCTTCACGGTGCTCCGCGACATTGAGCAGGGGATAGATGGCCTTGGCTGCGGCCATCATCTGGTCGGCAGCGCGCCAGAGCCACGTTAAGGCGTGTAACTCGTGCAAATCCCGGCAACGGATTTTGCCGCCGCCTGCGCAGTATCGCGCAACCTCGCACCACCAATCAACCCCAACAAGGCTTAATAAGCCAAAACAAGCCTGCCGCATCAGCACAACACGGCAGGCATGGTAACGGTTTAAACGTGGGAAGTAAGTGTCTGTTTTGATGAAGAACATACACAGGCTTACAAGTCTCTGGTGAGTTCTTCGATCAGGATATCTCTGATGTCTTTTTCATCTTGTGGCGTTACTGCCAGTAGTTTCCGCTCTGGGTAGCGCATTTCTTTAGCTTTGGGGTTAGACCTGTCTTTTTCGCCATAGTGGTGGATAGCAGCAACGTGCCCAGCCACACCCGAAAACTCAATAGTGGCGCTGCTGGGCGAGGTCTTCAGTTTGAACCATTTGGCCTTGATGATGTTCTTAAACATCTTCTGAGGCGCTTTGCGGATGACAACCTTGGTTTTGTCGATGCTGATGAACTTGACGATCCTGGAAAGCCTAAATGACCGGATCGCTCCCCGAGTCCGGTCAAAGCCTTTGAGGCATGGGCCAAGGCGCTTGTAGTTTTTGAGGTTGCGCACCAAGGTCACGCCGGTGACCGGATTTTTGTATACGAAGGCGATGTGCTCATTGCCCGTTATGCTCATTTTTCGTCGTGGCATTGGGCTGCCATCAGGCTGGACATTAGCTTTGATGCGGCCAGTGTTATTCGCTTTTACCTTTTTAGCGATCAGGTCGATGATCTCGCTCAGCCGTTTCATATCCCCTATTTTGGCGAGGTTATCAGCCAGCATTTCCAGATCTTTCAGTTCGTCGGTGGCCATGGCTGATGCTCCCCGTTGATAAAGAGTTCCCAGGTGATGCCGTCGTAGGGGTCTTCCGGCGGCTCTGGCAGGTGCTCCCAGCCTATCCCCTGTTCGTTTTGCCAGACCCTGACCCGCTCTGTCAGCTTGACGGTGATGATGAGGTCCATCAGGTCGTTGGCGAGGTATTCGGCTTCGAACCGCACCCCGTCTTTGCGCCGCTCGTCGTTGGTCATGAGCTCGGGCTGGTGTTGGCGCAACCAGGCCAGCAGCGGCACCATGACCTGATCCGGGTGGCCGGCAAAGTCCTCAATGCCGATGGTGAGTGGGTATTGCCACTCATAGGAGAGCGAGCGGGCGCCAGTGCACTCTACCCCCCCAGTGGGAATGTAGAGGTGCAACTTGTCCGGGTTCTTTGCCAGATAAGGCACGCAGTTGGTCAGCACTTCACGGATCTGTTTTGGCTTTTCCATCCCCACTCCCTTGTTGTTGCTGCCGTTGCTGGCAGGTGATGAGGCTGTCGACCTTGGCGGCGCAGTTGGCCCAGGCGGCCTCGGTCTGGGTCAGTTGGTCCAGCAGGTCGCCGTTATTGACCGGGCTGGCTGGCGGCAGCTGGCAGGGGGTCAGGCCCTGACAGGTGAGCCTGATAATCTGCGGCGCCGGTGATGGCGGGGCGCTTGAGCAGCCTGATAACAGGATCAGGCAGAGGGCTATCAGCCCAAGACCTAAGTTCAGCATTTTCACGTTTGAGCCTCTTGATGGTGTCGGCGCGGGTGGCGGCGGTCATCGACAGTTCGCCGAGCTGGTTTTGCAGTTGGGCGGCGGCTTCTGCCTGGGCGGTCAGCTCGTCGGTGAGGGTGGTGATGGTGGTGTCTTTGAGTTTTTCCCGCCGCTCGGCCGCTTTGGCCTTGTCGTCGGCGGCCTTGAGGTCGCTTTGCAGGGTGGTGACCTTACCCTTGGCGGTTGCCGCCGAGGTGGCAGACCAGCCCCAGCCGCCCAAGGCGATGGCCAAGGCGATCAGCAACCAGGTGAGGGGGGATCGCAGTAGGTTAGTCAGCACAATCAATCCCCCAGAAATCCATCGGGATCGAGTCGTCACGAAGGTGAGTGTGACAGGGCATGATGATGATGGTGTCGACGTGGGTCTGATACGTCTGCATCAACTTGGCAATGGGGCGGTCCCCCGTTGGCTTCATCAAGTTAAATGGCGGCCTTGGCGTGGTGTAGTAATACCCATTGGGACGGATCTTGATAACGCTCTGGTTATCAAACCAGTCGAACTCGTCAAACATCCAGATCGCATCATGGTCGTTGTCGAGTTCTTCAAACCACGTTTTTTTCGTCAGGTATTTGTCGCCGCTGACCCACGCGCCCGGGCACCCCTTTTGCAGATAATCCATCATCAAGCGGGAATTGCAGCAGACGATCACCACCCTCTTGCCCTGGGCCATAAACTGGTTTGCAGCTGCCATAAGCCGTTCAGTTTTTCCTGTCTGTCTGCCAGTGATTTCAATGTGCATCTGCCACCTCCTTCACCGGATAGACCTTGGCAAAGTGGTCGTATGCCTTGGCCAGCTTGGTGTCGTAGTCGTTTTCTTTGTAGGCGGGGCCGTTGTAGCGGCGGGCAAAATCGGCCCACTTGCGGCCCTGCAGGGCCTTGTGCATGGCGGCGTCTTGCTGGATGAAGCGACACAGGGCGGTGAGGTGTTCGACCTCGCTGCGCTGCATGGCACCCATCCAGTCGCTGGCGCAGGCAAAGCCGAGCGTCTGCCAGTGGTACCCCATGATCTGGAACATGCCCCAGCTGGCCGACTCGATGGCGGCATCCTTATGCAGGCTGATGGCCAGCTGCAGCCGTTCCCACTCTGCCGCGCCGCCTGCATAGCCGCCGCGCTTGGGGTTGACCAGGTTGGGGTAACTGGCGGCCAGCTGGTTGGCGGTGGCTTTGCCCTTGTGCTTGGTGAGCTGCTTGTAGAACACGTGCCGTTCGAACAGCACCACCGGGCGCATGGCTTTGGTGAAGCCTTCACCGATGCTTTCGACCTGGGCGACGGTGGCCATGGTGGCGAGCGGCAGGCCCAGCAGGTCAGCCCCACTCTGCATGTTGTTGATGGTCAGCTGGTTGCCGCGTTCGCTGCCGAGCAAGGCGGCTATGGTACGCGGGCCAGCCTGACCGATGGCGGCGATCATGTAATCCCGCTGGAAGGCGAGCAGGGCCTGTTTGGTGGCATCGCCAAACCAGCCGTCAGGATCCACCGGATAACCGGCTTTGGTGAGGCGGCGTTGCAGGTCGGCCACGGCTGTGCCGGTATCCCCTTTTTTGAGGCTCATGGCTGAAATCTCCCGTTCAGGTGGCGGGCGGTGGTTGGCTGCTGGCGGCGGCGCGGCATCAGGCGCATGACTGACCCCCTTGACCCGAGCAGGGCGGTCAGCACAACGGCGGCCAGCAGGACGGCGGCGGGATCTGGTGATGGCAGGACACCCAGCATGGCGCGTAGTGGTACGGAGCCAGCGGCCACTGTGATGACCCATGCCAGCAGGGCAGGCAGGGGGCGGTAGTCTCCCCCGTTGCGGTTGAAGGTAGCCAGGCGCAGGGCGATGGCGGCGCAGATCATGGCGTAGAGGATGGTCAGCATGTCAGCCCCCTTTGCGGAGTTTGAGCAGGTCTTCTGGCGTCTTGCGCAGGATCCACTGCAGCAGGTGGACGGCCAGCGCCGAGGCCAGCATTGCACCGACGGCCCTGGGGACTTCGACACTGAGCGGCAGCACGCTGGCCAGCATGGCGGCAACCAGCGGAGCCGCCAGCGCGCCCGCCACGAAGGCGGCAACGAACAGGCCCGCCTTACGCAGGTTGCCGAGTTCGGCGGTGGTGGCGATGAACACCAGCGCCCCGGCGAATGCACCGAGCAGGACGCAGGGGTCAACGCCCGGAAAGAGGGACAGCAGCGCCAGACCGGTGAGGGTGCTGGTTGCTGCACTGGATGAAATCGGTTCTGGCATCGTGCTCTCCTGTTGTTATCGTTTGCCGCCGTAGTGGCGAGCGGTTTGGAATTCGGTGATGGTCTGGCACTCGGCGCAGCGCTCGCAGCCCCGGATCGCTTCACGGCGCGCCTGCGGGATGGGGTTTTCGCAGTCGATGCAGTCGTGGGGGCCGGTGCCGCTGATGCGGGCGGCATGGATGCGGGCAGCGATTTGCTGATCGCTGATGTCGGCCAGTCGTTCGAGTTCGTCGTCGAGGCGGCTCATGGTCAGTCCCATAGCTGGATCAGCGGCTGCTCGGCCTGGGTGGGGGCCGCTGGCATGTTGATGAGGGTTCCGGTCGGGATGATGGGGCCGAGCGTGGCCAAACCGGGGTTGAGGTTGAGCACTTGCTCGGTGATGCCTGCGGTGTAGCCGTAATGCCGGAACAGGATGAGATCGAGGGTGTCGCCCTGTTGGCTGCGCAGTTGCATCAGATCAACTCCACTGTGTTGTGGGTGGTGCCGAGGATGTCGCGAATGGCAAAGCGGGCATCCCGGTAGAGGTCATCCGAGCTGATGATTTTGGCATCGGCCCCTTTGACGCCATCACCGGTGGCGCTGTAGTCGGTGTAGCGCTCCAGCAGGTTGGCGCGGGTCATGGCATAGACGGCGCGCCGGTAGCTGTGCAGGTGCACCGATTCGTTGTTGATGACCTCGCTCGGGACGGCGGCCATGGTGGTGTGGCCTTCGGCCTGACGGGTGCTGCGCCAATCCGCCAGATCCCGGTTGACGCTGGTGATGGCGTCGACCACGGCATGGGTCAGGCGGGCCGTGGTGACGGTGCCATCAAGCCGGACTGTTTCACGCAGATCAGGCAGCGAGATCGCGGGCCAGAAGGGGTTGCTGGTTATCTCCCCTTCATCTGGCGCGGTCGGTGCTGTGGCAATGAATCCGGTGCTCATGGTGCTCCTGTGTTTGTTTATCCGCTGGTTGGGCGGTGGTCGGGCCGTCTGGTATGCCGCTGGCATTCGTCAGGCCCGAGCCGCCCAGGGTGCGGGGTTCGCTCGGTTAGCTGCCGCCGCCTTGGGCGTCGGGCTGCTGTTCTTTTTTCAGTTCACGTTCGAGCACTTCGAGCTCTTTTTTGATGCCGACCTTGTCGTGCAGTTCGATGGCGCGGCGATAGTGCTCGGCGGCTTGCGGCTTGAGCCCTTCGGCCAGTGCGGCGCGGCCCACGGCCTTGTGCAGCTTGGCCCGCACCTGGTCGAAGATGTCGCAGGGTTCAAGCAGGCCGAGGTAGGCATAGAGCAGCCCGCAGCTGGGGCCGTTGCTTGCTTCTTGCTGCTTGATGGCGGTATCGGCCACCTCTTCGGCGATCATGGTGGCGGCGGTGCGCTCGTAGCGGTCCGGGGTGCTCAGGCCGTGGCGGATCACGTAGTCGGCCATGGTGAAAGCCCCTTCGAGATCGCCGGTGTCGAGGTGCCAGAGCATGACGGTCACCAGGACGTCATCTTGTCCGCCCCGGTCGGCGGCCAGTACGCCATCAATCCAGGGTTTGTAGACGGCCAGCATGGGGCGCTTGGCCTCGATCTTGCGCTCGATGCTCTGGATGCCCTTGAGGGTGCGGCGGTGTTCGGCCAGCTGCATCAATTGCAGCTCGTAGGCGTTGGCGCGTTGTTGGTCGAACTGAGGATTGGCCGCCCCTTGCAGGGCGGCCAGTGCTCTTTCTCGGTGACGACGGGCGGGAGTCATGTCACCCCCTTACTCGCCGGGGGCCGGGTTCGGCCCGATGACGATGTTTTCGACCAGGGCTGCGCAGTCGTAATCCTCTACCACGTAGGCATCGTTGGAGCTTTCGTAGTTGACGACTCGGTTGCGCTTGGGCTCGTCTTCGATGTGACGACGGCGGGCTCCTGTCTGCGGGTAGATGGAGAGGTTGCTGAGCTTGGTGATGAGCAGCTTGTCTTCTGGGAAGAAGGGGACGCGCACGGCTTTGAGACCGCCGATTTGCTTCTGGCTCACCAGCACCTGACCAGCCAGTTTGTTCTGGTTGTCGCCCGCGTCGTTGATGATGGGGAAGTATTTGTCGGAGAGCATCTTGCGGCCGCAGATGACCACCAAGTCGGTATCGTCCTGATACCAGGGTTTGATCAGCTCGCTCACAACGTCGAATACCAGGGCGTCGATGTTTTTGTAATCGCCGTCGGTGGCATCTACGTAGATCTTGCCGCTGCCCTCGGTCCCCTCGCTCATGACCTGGGCCGGGGCGTCGGTGCGGATGTGTTGCAGCCAGCCCTTGTTCACATCTTGCAACAGCGGGTTGGCGTTGCGGTCGGTGTCGGCGGCTGCGCTGATGCCATGCCAGCCGATCATGATGCGGTCCAGCCCCTGACGGATGAGAATTGCGTCGCGGACACGGGTCTGGAAGTCGGGGAACTTGGCCCAGGCGTCGATCTGGCCGTAGCCGATCTGGGTGTCGAAGTTGGTCTGGGCGCATTCGTAGCTCTGGTCGTACAGACCGTGCGGGCTGTTTGGCTGACGGTCTTTGTTGGCAGTGTCGGTGCGACCGGCGATGGTGCTGGTAATGCCAATACCGACCTTTTGGCCTTTCATCTCATCGACCGTGATGACGTTGATCATGCCGAGGAAGGCGACCGACTCCTGCATTTTGGTTTCCAGAGTCTGCTGGACGCTGGGCTGCACGTTGAACTGCACAGTGGCGCTGGAGACGGCGTTGAGCTTCGCCACCTGGCCGGTGAACTCGTTGAATTTCTGGCGGGTTTCGTTACGCATGGATGGGGTCCTTAGCAGTCGGTTTCGATGGTGGTGCCTTGGGCGCCGGTGGCGGGCTGGCGCTTGTGGCTGAAATCTTCCTGGCCTTCCAGCTTGGCGGTGAGGTCAGCCAGTGCTTTGGCGGTGGCTTCCTGCTTGCTGGTCAGCTCGGTGATGGTGGCGGCCTGTTCGGTGAACTTCTTCTGCAGGTCTGCGTCGATGGTGGTCACTTCTTTGGCCACGGCTTCGACGGCCTGATGCACGTCACCGAAATCCGCGGTGGATTGCTTTTTGTGGCTGCTGAACATGGCTGTGATGCGCTCGGCCAGGGTGGGGCCTTTGTCGGCTTCGTCTTCGAATTCGATGACGGTTTCCAGCGCTTCGGTGAACAGGCATTCCTTGTACTGCTTGCGCTCGGCCAGCGGGTTGGTCGAGGCCTTGCTGCAGAACTGCAGCATTTCGGTGCCGAGGCTGGCCGGGCTGTCGGTGACGGCCAGCCCCATCAGGTAGGCGCCTTTCTCGTTCAAGTTGGGGTGGATTTCGACAGAGGTGAACACCTTCTGACGCTTCTTGTTCAGTTCGACCAGTTCCGGGGTCGGGTCGATTTGCACGAACAGGGCCAGGCGCTTTTCACCTTCCATGTCGACCTCTTCGGTCTTGGCGGCGGTGATGTCGCCGTACATCTTGAACTGACCGGTCGGGTCATAGCCCCGGATGTGTTCCATATTGACCCGGGCGCCATAGGTGGACTGGTTGTAGCGCTTGGCCATCTGTTCAATCCATTCGCGGGTGATGGTGCGGCCATCGGTCGTGCCCCCTTCGACGGCAACACGGAAAAATTTGGACTTAGCCATGAGCTGGGATCCCTTTGGTGATTGGGTGGTGATGTCGCGGTTATGGTCTGGGTGACAGGCGGGATCGTGCAATCGCTCGCCATTGTGTAAAGCCGTTACACAATGGCGGCGGGGCGTTTGGTGTTGCCTGAGCTGGGTAGACTGGCGCCATGACTACAGCACCGTTACTTTTCCCCCATATCGAACCCAGACGGCAGGCCATGCACCTGTTCTTTCAGGGCTACCCGCTCCGCGCCATTGCTGAATTGCTGCAGACGCCGGAGGGGACAGTCTCGACCTGGAAGAAGCGCGACGGCTGGGATGACATCAAACCCATTGACCGGGTCGACTTCGCCATTGAGGCACGGATGTGCCAGTTGATCGCCAAGGAGGTGAAGAGCGGCGGCGACTTCAAGGAGATCGACCTGCTGGGCCGCCAGCTGGAGCGGATCGCCCGAGTCAACAAGTACAGCAACGGTGGCAATGAAACCGACCTCAATCCCAAGGTAGCGAACCGTAACAAGGGGCCGAAGAAGGCGCCCGAGCGCAATGTGGTAGAGCCCGAGCAGCAGGAGCGATTAATCGAGCGGTTCGAGTCGACCATGTTCGATTACCAGCGGATTTGGTATCTAGCTGGCCAGCAGTACCGGATCCGCGATTTGCTCAAATCGCGCCAGATTGGGGCGACTTACTTCTTTGCCTTCGAGGCGTTCATTGATGCCCTGGTGACCGGGCGTAATCAGATTTTCTTGTCTGCCAGCAAGGCGCAGGCCCATGTGTTCAAGCAGTACATCATCCAGTTTGCCAAGGAGGAGGGGGTTGAGCTGAAAGGCGACCCCATGGTGCTGCCGAACGGGGCTCACCTGTATTTTCTTGGTACCAACGCCCGCACCGCCCAGAGCTACCACGGCAACATCTACATGGATGAGTATTTCTGGATCCATGGCTTTCTTGAGTTCCGCAAGGTGGCCTCTGGTATGGCGATGCACAAGAAGTGGCGCCAGACCTACATTTCCACCCCTTCCAGCCTTTCTCATCCCGCCTATGCGTTCTGGTCTGGTGCCAACTTCAACCGAGGCAAGGCCAAGGCTGACAGGGTCGAGATTGACCTGAGCCACGCCAATCTGGCCAGCGGCAAGCTGTGCGCCGACGGCCAGTGGCGGCAGATAGTCACGGTCGAGGATGCGGTGCGCGGCGGCTGCGATCTGTTCGACCTGGATCAGCTGCGCAGTGAGTATTCCGATGATGAATACAGCAACCTGCTGATGTGCATGTTCATGGACGACACGGCCAGCGTGTTCCCACTGGCGATGCTTATGCGCTGCATGGTCGATAGCTGGGAGGTGTGGGATGACTACAAACCCTTTGCAATGCGGCCAATGGGCAACCGGCCTGTGTGGATCGGCTATGACCCGGCCAAGGGCGGCAAGGGGGATAGCGCTGGCTGCGCTGTGTTGGCCCCGCCTGCGGTACCTGGCGGCAAATTTCGGGTGCTTGAGCGCCACCAGTGGAAAGGGATGGATTTTGCTGCTCAGGCCGAGGCCATTCGCCAGATGACTCTCCGTTACAACGTGGCCTATATCGGCATCGATACGACCGGGATCGGGGAGGGTGTTTATCAGAATGTGAAGCCATTCTATCCGGCAGTTACATCCATCCAGTACAACCCGAGCGTCAAAATTCAGATGGTGATGAAGGCGCTCGACGTGATGAACAAGGGGCGGCTGGAGTTTGACAGCGGTTGGAATGATTTGGCCGCCGCCTTTATGAGCATCCGCCGGGGGGTAACCGCTGGCAAGATGCCGACCTTTGAGGCCAGCCGTTCCGAAGAGACCAGCCACGCAGATATCGCCTGGGCAACCATGCACGCCCTTTTACATGAGCCACTGGCAGGCGCCAACGGCACCAATACCGGTTCTATGGAGTTTTTCTAATGAGCAAACGTCGCAATCGTCGCCCCTATTCAACCCCTACGACGCCGGTGACGGCGACCCGACAACCTGCTGGCGAGGCCAGCGAGGCGTTCACCTTTGGCGAGCCGGTGCCGGTCTTATCGCAGCGGGAGGTGTTCGATTATCTTGAGTCGATGCATAACGGCCGCTGGTATGAGCCGCCGCTATCGCTCAATGGCTTATCGCGGGTCTATCGGGCCGGGGTGCATCATGCCTCTGCCATTCAGGTTAAGCGCAACATCTTGCGCTCCTGCTTCATCCCTCATCCGAAACTGAGTCTGGCGGGCTTCACCGGGCTGGCGCTGGACTATCTGATTTTTGGCAACGGCTATCTGCAGGCGGTGCAGAACCGGATCGGCGGGGTGCTGCGCTATGACCATCTGCGCGCCAAGTACACCCGGCGGGGGCTGGATATGGCCACCTATTGGTGGATTGCCCAGCCTGGGCAGGAGCAGGAGCTGCCCGCCGGTCGGGTGGGCCATGTGATGGAGAGCGACATCAACCAGGAGATTTACGGTATCCCCGACTATGTGGGCGGGTTGAATTCGACCCTGCTGAATGAGTCGGCCACACTTTTTCGCCGTCGGTACTATGAGAACGGCAGCCATGCCGGCTTCATCATGCATATCACTGATGCGGTGCAGAACGAGGGGGACATCGCCAAGCTCAAGGAGGCGCTGCGCCAGAGCAAGGGTCCCGGCAACTTCCGCAACCTGCTGCTCTATACCCCTGGTGGGAAGAAAGACGGGGTGCAGTTGATCCCGGTGGCCGAGGTGGCGGCCAAGGATGACTTCTTGAGCATCAAGAACGTGAGCCGGGATGACCAGCTGGCCACCCACCGGGTACCGCCCCAGCTGATGGGGGTGATGCCGAACAGCACAGGCGGGTTTGGCAATGTGACTGAGGCCGCCCAGGTGTTCGACGTCAACGAGATCGACAGCATCAAGGCCAGCCTGCTGGCGATGAACGACTGGGCAGGGGAGGAGATCATCAGGTTCAATCCGTACAAGCTCGCCGCCGGTACCGAGCCGGCCAGCCAGGGCGATCAGCTGCGCTGACCCGGCCAGCGCACCCTGACCACCCCGCCATCTGGCGGGGTTTTCTTTTGCCCCGCGACTGACCAAGCCACACCCAGACTCTGCAAGGTTCATAATTTGCCGCAGTCACCCCTTGCATACGCGCACCAGCGGCCCGCTGTGCGAGCGCCCTTCAAACCCACGCAGTCTCAAGGCCAGATCCAGCACGTGCGCCCTGCGCTCGCTGGCGTGGCCTGCTGGGCGGTGGTGAACTCCCTCCGCACCGCTGGCGCGCAATCGGGACCCCGCCTCGCCTGCGCGCTTCATGTGTGGGAAATCATGCGGGTGAAAGACTGTGGCCGGGTGGCGGCTCCCCGCGCCAGCACTGGGCGCGCGCAGCCTATCAGATCCTTTTTGTGATCCTTCACTTTCCGTCAGATCCTTTCACTTTTGCGATCCCCGCATCCGGGGATCGCAAATACTCAGCGGCGAGTAAAATAATACGCCCCGTTTGTATCTGATTTTTTTATCATGAACAAAAAATCACCCCGCTCATTCCCCCCAATTTGGGGAAAATAAAGCGAGGCGTGTTTTTATTGGTGTGGACTGGATGGCCCGTTAAAAGAACAGGGCGGGGGACAACGCAAAGCGCTTGCTTAGCGCCTCGATATGTTGGCGGGTGAGTTTTTTGCCCTCGGCGGCATTGAGCAGTTTGCTCACGTTGGACTTGGTGCCCAACTCCGGCAGGTCAGCCACTCCCAGATGATGTTGGCTCATCAGCGTTTTCAACACAGCGATGCCCGGTTCTACATCCGCCACCGCCTTGTTGAACTCGGCGAACTCGTCAGCCTTGTCTTCCCAATGCTCGATGCTGGTTGCCAGCAACTCCACCAATTGCTTGTTGGCGTCATAGTCGTCGACCAGCTCGTCCATCAGCTCAAGAGCTCGCTCATAATCGTCCTGATTATTGATCTGGGTGATGTATGGCACTTGGGCCAATGCCTCTCTAATCTGAACCAGCGCAAGATTTAACATGATGGTTACTCCTTGTTTCTTCGGTACTTCTCGGTCAGCTTGTCGTATTCGGCATGGCTGACAATGTGCTTCACATACATGCGGTTATCCCTGAACTCAATGAAGGCGATCAGGCGCAGGTTATTGCCACCGATATCGATCACCCACCACTTGTCCCGATACTTGAAGTTATCAAGACTGGGAAACACCTTCCTCAGTTCATCTGGTGCTGAGAAATCACCATTGCGCAACGTCGAATACACATGCACCAAGGCTTCACTGTCGTTGGGATAAAGCTTGGCGGCGTCATTAAAGGGTTTGCGAGAGATTACGTGCACGGCTGGATCTCGGTTTCATTTTTGGAAACAATAGCACGTAGTTTCATTTTTGGAAACCATTGGACGGCATGAGACAACAAAAGGGGGCGATACTGTCGCCCCCTTCGTGTGTGTGTGACCGGTCACATCACCAGCCTTTGGGCAGTTGCTCACGGTGCAAGTGTGGGATCAGCCTGAACCAGTCGCGTTCGCCGTGGGTGGCTGGCTGAATATGGCCAGTCTTGTCGGCCAGGATCTGCTGGGCTCGCTGCACGTTGAAGTTGTATTCGTGAATGATGGAGTAGTAGCGCGGGGCTTCGCGGTGTTCGGCGACATCGAGCAGGGGGTAGATGGCTTTGGCAGCATCCATCAT